TATATGTAAAAACTATATAAGCTCTTATAAGTTCTTATATAGTTACTATATAATAACAATATAATCGGTTTAGGGGTAAAAAACAAGTAAAATATTCTATTTGTTTGATATATTATTATTTGTTATATTATTTATATGAAAACAGGGTATATTGACAGCAAGAAAATAAAAGGTATTATTCACTATCTCTATACCACGCAAAACTTTACAGATAGTTATCAAGGATATGGCGACATACCAAATTGGCGGACAGGGAAAGAGGGTGAGTGGGTACTTACTGATGATAACTGTGTTGTCCAGATACTGAAAAGGGGTTATATTACTGACAAAGCAGGGACTAAAAAACCATATATTCGTACAATTTGTGGTACTTATTCCGTTGATAGTAATAGTAAAATGAAAGGGGAAATAGCGGAGAATATTTATACATTCTCTAGAACTAATGAATATAGCAAGTTTATTAAAAGAAAAGATACAACTAGTAGGGAAATTCTTTTTGCGAAGTATGTTAGTGGTGGTTGTGGTGTCGTGGAGTCCTATACGAAGGCTTATACAACAAATAACAAAAGTTATGCGAAAACTGCGTCAACAAGGCTTTTAAAAACAAAGAGGATACAAGATATGATAAGTGAAGAAACTCGTAAAGTTTTAGATGAAGAAGGTGTTTCCGATAATTATTTAATACGAAGATACAAGCGGATCGCAGATGTGAGTGAGAATGATGGCTATGTTCTCCGTTCTTTAGATTCTCTTTCAAAAATGAGTGGCTTATTCAATGTCGATGAAAAGAAGACTGAGCAACTCACTGTTTGGACAGGTTTTACCCCAGAGCAACTGGAGGCGATAAAGCAAGAAAAACTGGTGGCTATCGGTGAAAAAGAAGAGTAAGTATAGAATAGGCAAGATTAAAGAGGTTATAATTGTTTTTGATGGGAAAATTGAAGAAATTAAAGAACATATTGCTGAGGTAGACCCTACTAAGGCTAATCCCAATAAGCACGTTGAAGATAATTGTATAGTTTGTGGAAAAGATTTATATCATAATGATGAATTTACTAAAAGAATTGCAATGATGGACAATGATGATGAAGTTGTTGGGTGGATGTGTCCTTTTTGTTTTTCTGAGTTTACACCAAATGATGATATTATTCATTTAATGACAAGAAAGCCTCAAGGCGAGGCATAATATAATAAAAGGAGAGTAAAATGCCGAAAAAAGGAAATGGAAAAGGTCGTCCAGGGAAATCTCAGGGCGGGTCAAATACCGCTAAACCTATGCAAGACGGAGGTTGGGGATATGGTTCTGGTGATTTTAATGGTTGGAGTTCACATTCAGATAGTAGTGGTGGCAAAAGTGTTAAGGCTAAAAATAAGAAGATTGTTGTAAAGAAAAAGAGTAAGAAAAAGAAAAAGAAAGCATAATGCCTAGTTTCTCAGAAAGATATAATTCTATTTCTTCTAAATGGGAGTACAAACTTGGCATAGGGGATTGGACTGAATATGCTGAAGCCTATCAGGATAAATCATTTGGTTTAAGATTACATTCTCTCCATTATGATGGAAATGCTGAATTTCACTGGCATAGTGTGTTTAAACAAAGTGTAGAATGGGACGATCCCGCTATTGCTGCTTTAGATGGTAATTCCGATGGTAAAGTATCCTATTTTGAATTTTTAGCATCAAGTTATCACGGAGGTTCATAATGGCTAATAAAAAAACTCATAAAATGGATCGCCCTGATTCAAATCCAGTTACTTTAAATGAAAATGGTTCTTACTCGAATGTTCATTCTCGTAATTTTTTCAATGCAAAGGGAAAAGCAATGAGAAGTGGAGATTCTGCGTTTAATTGGAAGGGTAAAAAACATTCAACCAAGTCTAGGTAGTTAGTGCCAAAATTCGGGAAGAGATCAAGGCAAAACCTTGCTACTGCTCACGATTCATTGCAATTATTGTTTAATGAGGTGATAAAGTACGTTGATTGTTCTGTCCTTGAAGGACATAGAACAAGAGAACGTCAAGACCAATTATTTCACGAGGGAAAATCCAAAGTTAAATTTCCAAAAGGAAGACATAATAAAACTCCAAGTCTTGCTGTCGATGTTGTTCCATATCCAGTAGATTGGGGAGATAGAGAACGTCAAACACTATTTGCGGGGTTTGTCCTTGGTATTGCAAGGATTCTTGATATTGATATTCGTTGGGGTGGTGATTGGGATATGGATTTCGAGGTAAACGATAATAAATTCGATGATTTCCCGCATTTTGAGTTAAACAACGGAAGGAAACACTATCATTAATGCCCAAACATCCAAAATTTACGAGGGAATTTGTGCCTAGAAAATCAAAAAGAAGAAAATGGGATAAGAAAAGACGTAAAGATGCCATTAAAAAGTATAAACGTACTTTAAGGGATAAAAGACGTGGCGAATCTTAACTTAAATGGAGACATCTCCAAAAAAGAAGAGATTCTACAAAAAGCCTATGGCGATTTAATTACTTTTGGTCAATTATTCTCTCCTCAAGACTATTTATCCACAACTTCCCCGCCTTTTCACGCAGAAGTTGGGAAATTATTATTAAACAGAGAATTACAACAATTAGCATTAATCCTACCTAGAGATCACGCAAAATCCACATTAGCAGCAACCGCAGTCTTACACCGCTTTTTATTCGCTACTAAAGAAGAGCCAGAGTTTATTGCTTGGGTCGGGGAGGCTCAAGATCAGGCTATTGATAATATTCAATGGATAGCCAACCATATATACCAAAATCCTGCTATCCACTACTATTTCGGAGACCTTCAAGGTGATAAATGGACAAAGAACGAAATTGTATTGTCAAATGGATGCAGGATGATAGGAAAAGGTGCATCACAGAGACTTAGAGGTAAGAAACAGTACTCTACTCGTTATACTGGCATTATATTAGATGATTTTGAGTCAGAGTTAAATACAAAGACACCAGATAGTCGTATGCAGATGAAGAATTGGGTAACTGCTGCTGTGTATCCCGCTATTGACTTTGATAAGAAGGGATTTCTATGGTGTAATGGAACTGTAGTGCATTGGGATAGTTTTTTAAATAATATACTTGTAAATAAAATAAAAGCAGAGAAAGAAGGAACACCTTATGCTTGGAATGTATATTCTAAGAAGGCTATAGAAGATGGTACTCCTATCTGGGAATCTAGATGGAGTATGGAGAAATTAGACCAGAGAAAGCAATTTTATATAGATTCTGGTACTCCTTCTAAGTTTTATCAAGAATATATGAATCAGGCTCGATCTCCTGATGATGCTGTCTTTAGCGAGGAGGATATTAATGATGGGTTATATGCAGGACGGCTTAAATGGGATGATAATGGTGGTCGTTGGGTGGTTAAAGAAGATGGGGACGATATTCCTATCGATATTTATATTGGGATCGATCCTGCTTCATCTGTTGCTGATCATAGGGATTACAGTGTTATTATGGTTGTTGGGGTTTCTGATGAGCACGATTACTATGTTCTTGAGTATTGGAGACAAAGATCGCTTCCTATGGATTGTGCCGAGGAGATTTTCAAAATTTTTAAGAAATACAAACCAATAAAGCGGGTGAACATAGAAACAATAGCATACCAAGAAATGCTCAGAGACTACATAATGCGGGAGAGCAAAAAAAGAGGTATGTTTCTTCCTGGGATTGAAAAAGGGATAAAAGGATATACACAAAAGAAAAAAGATAGATTATTTGAAGGATTGCAACCTATGTTTAGGCAAAAAGCCGTTCACTGTAAAAAAGAGCATATTGATTTTATCAGTGAATTAATGGACTTTCCGAAGGGGGCACACGATGATACTATTGATGCTTTTTGGTTAGCAACTCAATTTACAAGTGGTAGGCATAAGCCTACTGGTCTTACCAGAACGGGTAAGAAAAACAAGAAAAAAGAGCATAAACAATACGATTGGATGTCTGGAAGAAGAATTTAATTTGCTTTACAGTTATATTATGTATAATATATGTACTGTGATAGTCTAAATATTTAGGAGTTTGATGTCAAACGAAAAATTACCACAAGATGCTAGAGCATTAAAGATAAGCGAACTATTCAAACGATGGTCTGATGCTAGACGAAATTGGGATGATAAGGCTAGAGATGATATTGACTTTTATCTCGGCAATCATTGGACTCAAGAAGAGGTTGATGAGTTAGCATCAAGGAATCAGAGTAGCCTTTCTATGGATAGGCTATATTCTTCTATAGAACAATTTAAGGCTATTGTAACAGCGAAGCCACCTAAGTTTAGAGTTTATGCACGAGAAGATAGCGATCATAAGATGTCTTCCGTTATAAACACTATGTTAGAATATATTTGGGATATATCTGATGGCAACGAGGTATTTAAGCAAGTTGTTCACGATTATGCCGTTACAGGTCTTGGGTATTTTCACGCATTTCTAGATACTGAGGCTGATTATGGTCGTGGTGAAATAAAATTTTCCTATATAGACCCATTTAGGGTATATGTTGATCCAAATTCAAGACATAGATATTTTGATGATGCTAGTGGTATAGTAGTTTCTACAATATTGACAAAAGAGCAAATAGTTGATATGTATGACCAATTACAAGAAATTCCAGAAGGTTTAGAGAAACCTTTGATAGAATATATTAATTCTGGAATAGGTGAAACTGATGAAGACTATCCATCTAGTAATTATAATACCGAGGGAACTTTTACTCCTGCTGAGATAAAAGATCAAGATACTGGACCTGGAACTGAGAAATATAGGATGTTAACTCATTATGAGAAGATTAAAGTGCCTTATTTCCGTGTATTTGATGCAGATGCAGGTACAGAAAGAATTATGGAATTTCAGGAAATACAAGAACTTCAAAATTCTCCAGAGTTTCAAGCAGCAGTTGCAATAGGAGATATACAAGTTGCTGAAGTAAAACAGACTAGGATAAAATGCACTACTACTGTTGGGCAAGTTATTCTATTTGAAATGTTATTGAATACTGATCAATACCCTGTTGTTCCTGTTCCTAACATTTGGACTAATACACCATATCCAATGGGAGATGTGCGTAAAGGTCGAGATATGCAAAGATATATAAATAAGATGGTATCTCTATTAACTGCACACGCACAAGCATCTGCTGGGTTAAAATTATTAATCCCTCAGGGATCCGTGTCGGATATGGAACAATTAGAACGTGATTGGGCAAATCCAACTGCAACAATAGAATATGATGCTAGTTTTGGTGAGCCACATTTTCCTGCTCCACAACCACTTGCTGGAACTATTATGCAATTGCCACAGATGTTGGAAAGATATATTGATCTAAATATGGGTATTTATGAAATGCAACAAGGAAATCCTGAGGCTGCTCCTAAGACTGCATCGGCTACAATGCAATTAGAAGATTTTGGTGCAAGAAGGAGTAAATCTAAATTAAGAGATGTTGAAGGTAGTTTGAGAAGATTAGGGACAGTTATTTATAATTTGGCTAAGAAACAATATGACTATCAAAAGGTATTTAGAATAGTTCAACCTAATAATGATATAAATGAAGAAACTATTAATGAACAATTTCAGTTATATGATGATAAGGGAGAGGCGATACAACAATTAAAGAATGATATTACTGTTGGGCAATATGATATTAAAGTAGTTGGTAATTCTACTATGCCTAGTAATAAGTGGGCAGAATTTCAAATATATATGGAGGCATTCCAAACGGGACTTATTGATAAGACTGAGGCTTTAAAGAAAACCGAAGTATTTGATAAGGAAGGTGTAATTAAAAGATTTAGTGAAATTGCTCAAATGCAATCAGCAATACAGCAATATGAACAACAAGTTAAAGATTTAAAGGGTGACTTGCAAACTGCCCGCAGAGAGACTGATAATGCTAGACAAAGAGCAGAACTTGAGAAGTTTAAAGGAAGATTGGGTGAAAAAGAGCATCAGACTAAGGCTGACACAAAGGTTGCAATTAGTAAATTCGAGCATAAGGTTAACCTCGAAGGCGAGAAATTACGGCTACAAAATCAAATGAATGGCAGTAGTAAATCCGCTAAAGAGAAATCATAAAGGAGAATAGTTATGGAAGACGAAAAAAACGTATTACAAGAAGCACCACTACAAGGTGAACCTGTTGAACAAGGAAACGAGAACAATCAGGCAATTGGAGTAGATGATGTTTTCTTACAAAATGATAACGCACTTATCAACGATAACCAGACACAAGATAGTGAAACTGGTCAAGAAGTGCAGGGAGAGCACACCCAAGAGGAGAAATCAGAGGTTGCATCTCAAAACTGGGAAGAATCTGCAAAATACTACCAATCAGAGAAGGACAAACAGTTCGAGGAAAATAAACGGCTTACTCAAGACCTTGAGAGATTTAAGGCTTTAGGAGAGTTCGTTGATGCTCGTCCAGATGTCCAAGAATATCTAAATGGAGTATTGCAAGGTCAAACACCTAGCGGAGAGGGACAAGGCTCGGAACAACCATCGCAACCTGCGGTAAATGTTCCTGAAGATTTTGATCCTTGGGATGCCTACAATGATTCTAATTCTTCTTCTTATAAGTACCGAGCACAGCAAGAAAAGGCGAATATGACAAATGTAATGAATGAGTTCAAAAATGATCTTGTTGGTAAATGGGAAAAAGAGAAGAAGTTGGAAAGATTTGATAAGGAGTTAGAAAATCTAGGATTGGATGATGTACAAAAAAGCCAATTCTATGAGTTTGCTAATACTCCTGTGGCTCAAATGGGTACTGAGAAGTTAGTAGCAATGTGGAAGGCTAGTACTCCTGGCACTTCCCCTACTCAACCTGATAGTCCTAGTATGAATGCAGTTAGACGTACACAAAACACTCCCACTCAAGGGACTGGAGTTCTTCAAGGTGAAGCACCCCAACAAGTGAAGTCTGATACTGATTCTATGTGGGATAATATTATGGATGCTGCTAAAAAAACGACATTTAATTAATGTTGGCTTAGTACAGTCGTTAATCTTAAATAGTTAAATAGAAGGAGTCAAAAATGGCTACAAATACAATACTCTCCTCTAATGCAAACTATGTTGGGGAAACAACAGGTGCAATTGCCCCACAGCACGGATTACGAAGACGACATAATTTTGGCGATAGGGTTTACAAACTAACGCCAGAAGAAACTCCGTTTTTCGTTTATCTTAATTCTGTGGCTAAATTTCCTACGAATGACCCAGTATTTAGAGTGTTAGAAGATAGAGAAGCAATAAAATGGACTGACAGGTCCTTTTCAACTGCTACAGGCGGTGCTGAAGTTTTGACGATTGAAGCAACCGAAGGCAACAACTGGAAGAATGATGCAAGTACTACCATACCTCTTGAGGCAGGTGCGTCTGACGAACTATTAGTTGGAATGTTAGTTCAGGCTATCGTGTATGAAGATTCTAGTAATACTGCAACTGAGTTTGCACAGCAGATCACGGCACGAGTTAGTGCTGTTGGTTCTGATTCTTGTGAACTTACAACAGTTAGTGTTTCTGGTGGAACAGATACTGCACTCGGTGCTGGAGCAGATGTAACTCTCCAAGTAATTGGTAGTGCATTTGCCGAAGGCACAGGTGCTCCAGATTCGTTTGGTTATGGGATTGATGAGAATTTTGGGTATACTCAAATATTCAAAACTACCGCATCAATGTCCAATACCGCTTATGCTACTAATATGCGTGGTTACGCAAAAGAGTGGGATAGAATCTGGGCAATGAAACTTAGAGAACATAAGGTTGATATTGAAAGAGCCTGTCTTTATAACAATAAAGGCATTGTTGGTGGCATTCAGTATACCGATGGTTTGATAGGTAGCATCCTGGCTCAAGGTGGTACACATCAGTCAACCCCAGGAACTAAACTTGCTTATGCATCAGGAAAATCATATTCTCGTATTATTGACGTTGCTCCTAGTAACGACCCTGCTGATAACGAGTTTACATATGATTCTTTCTTGGAAGACCTAGAAGTTATATTCGATCCTGCAAGGGGTGGTTCTTCTGAGAAGTTCTGTATGGCTAGTTTACCTGTGATTACGTTGTTTAATAAGATGCAAGGTGGATTTCTAGATAATTCTGTTGGTGGTCCACAAGCAGCATCCGCTTATCAATACAATATCAGTTTTGAGGGTAGAACTGGTGGATTTGGGCATAAAGTTATGCACATTGAAACTGTTCACGGCTCATTGAATCTTATCAAACAGCCTCTATTTAGAGGTATTGCTAAGAATCTGATGGTATGTGTTGATCTGAATAATGTGAAATACAGACCGCTGGTAGGTAATGGCTTAAATCGTGATACTTACATTGATACTAATGTACAACTGCCTGACGAAGACTTACGAAAGGACTTGATTCTTACAGAAGCAGGTCTTGAAGTATGTATGCCTGAGTCACACGCAATGTTCTCATTTGTTTCAAATGGTTCACCAATTGGCTAACACCAAGTCC